TCAACATCGTTTTCCAGTTGATCTAAGGCAAACTCCAAGGTTCTTCTAGTGATTGCCTCGTTCTGAGTATTGTATTCCACTAAAGGGACAGGCAATGGGTTTCTACGTCTTTCAGCCATTACCTTCTCCCATCCTGTCTCATGCCAAACCTGAACCCACCAAGTCGCCAGCCAAATCCAGCTTGATCTGACTCTATTCTTAGATTGGCATGCCTAGATCTAGTCCTAATGTGCGACTGCTTAGTGGTGGCAGTAATCGTGGATGAGGCTAATGATGTCGAGGATTCTAAAGGGAAGTCGCTTCCTTTGATTGTCATTGTAATTTCAGGACTAGCACCGGCAAAGGTGAAGTCGGGAAGCACTCTGTCGATCATTACAAAATTGTTGCCATCGCCAATTGCAAGATCCCCAGACTCTATATACGCAGTCATTGGGGAGCCGTCATCATCAAACCCAACTTCGTGATTATAGACAAAGTTATTATCTGAGTTAGATATTGTGCTAGAGGCAATAGGGCCATCAAGAACCCCGCTATCCAGCCAAGCACCCCTAGCCATTGTCCCTACAGCCCAGAGGTTTTCAGCGTAGTTATAGCTGACATAGTTGGATACTTCGCCGCTGTACCCTATAGCAGGGTAGAACCATATAATCTCTGAAAAAGCGTTATTCTCTGCCGCAAAAACTTTGAAAGATTGGGTAATATCTAAGCCGCTTAAAACATAGTCTTGGACTGAGCAAGCTATTTGCTGGACTGCACCGTTATATAGGTAGAATCCAGTTTTATCCATGAAGTAGACATTCCCTCTAGCATTAACAGCAGCATTGGGAGAGATCATGGATACGTCAGCACTAATTGTTGTGAACTGGAAAACAAACGGCGCACCTACAAACCGCATAGAATGCACAGATACATCAGTCCAGATCAGTATTTCCTGCCTTGTTTGGACGGCTCCAACGATCTCGCTTCCAGAGTTTACCCTTACCCCGCCAGCAGTATTTGTGGCTGATGGTGTCCAATCAGAGGCATTCTCTTGGTCAGACCACCTAACAAGCAAAGGGTCTTGAGTAGCAGATCCAAGCGTATTAGCCCCAAAAGCAATAACATGCTTATCGTTGTCACTAACAAGAATCTGTGACGACACTGTCGGGCAATCAGAAGCCCCTCCTAGTTGNGCTATGTTAATAGCTCTGTTCGTTAGCCCGTTAGAGCTATCCCAATAAAAAATTCCACCGCCTCTTGCATTAAAGATAAGGTCTTCGCCAAAGTTGTCTTGGCTATAAAGTCTTAACTGACCAGAAACTCCAATAGAGGAACCACTACCCCAAGTCGAGTCACCCCAAGGGTTAGATCCCCAACCAGCAGCAGAAACATAGCTGTTGAGGCCAGTAGTAATTTGATAAGCCCCTACTGTTGACGAGCCACCATTACCATTGTCGCTTCCGCTGGCAGAAACAGAGTTTCCAGAGGTGTCTTTTGCGGAAATGGTGTAGGCGTTTGCGCTTGTAACAGATGCTATCTGGTACTCTTGATTTAAGACTGCCGCAGTTATGTTGCCGTTTAGCGTAGCTGCATCAGAAAAAGTAACAAAGTCATCTTTAGCAGCACCATGAGCCGTATCAGTAACTACAAGAGTTGCGCTGCCATTAGTAGCTGCAAACGTCACATCGCCAGCACTTGTTGTGCTTCTAATCGGCGTTATGTCGTTGGGGTTTATCCCCTCAAAAACGTAAAACTTTAAGTTAGTCCCAGCCCCTATATACTTTACAGTCTGAAGAGAAGCCCAAGCAAAAAGAGAGCGGCAAATACCAAGAAAAGCTGTTGTATTAAGCTTTACCCACCCACCAATTTTTTCCGGTCTGCCTTTTCTAAATCTTATTTTGTCAGCATCAAACCAACCGGAATCGGCAGTGTATTCAGTGCCTTCTTTGTCTACACCGGGAGCAAACTCTATTTTCTGCAAAGGCATTCTTAGTTACTCTACCGGCTTTGTTGAAGCTTTTTAGCTTGGAGATTACGCATAAGCTTTTCAAGCCCAGTGCCACCACCTCCAGCCATCCCAAAACCAAAGTTGCCTAGATTAATGTTTGGGTTGTAACCCAGCGCACCTAGTGCAGATTGCCTAGTCGCTGCATCAATACTTCCTGAGTTAGATCCAGCTATTAACGCTCCTTGTATCTTGGTGTTCCAATCATCTTCTTTTCCTTCGTCTGGCCCTTTAGCCAGCATCCAGTCAAGCCACTCATCTTGGCTTATTTGATCATCTCCATCTACATCCGCTGAACCAACCCCGTCTTTTTCAGCGTCATCAAATCTGTTGAAATTTGCTTCCGTATAAGCTTTCCCGTCATATCGAGTGCCGTACTTATTACCCTCTGGGTTTGGAGGAGGGATTAACTGACTAGGCAAAGTTCCCGGCATATAATTTTTAGCAGCTTCTGTAGCAGAATAAGCAGCAAGCTCTTCTTGATCAATTCTGCCATCGCTGTTGGTATCTTCCCCGCCATCATTAAGGATGTAATTATAAGACTCTGCGGTTAAAGGGTTTCCTAGACGATCAGCCCCGTAACGGTATCTTAAATCCATAAACGGATCATCCGCAGGGGGTGCTGTAGTCCCCGCTTCTGGGGTTGTTTGAGGGGGAGCTTGAGTATTGCCACCATAAGGGTCGTTTCTGCCGCCATAAGGATTAGCTGGGACTCCGGGGCCACCCATACCTCTACCGTAGCTTCCTCCAAAGAACCCGCCTATCCCGCCGCCGCCTTCATCACGATCATCAACGCCGTTCATGTTTCTGTCTTGAAAGTCAGCAGTTCTTATCGGGTTGTATCCACCACCTCCGTATCCACCGCCGCCTCCTCTACCGCCCTTGCCCCCACGAAAAGGGGCAGGCATAAAAGAACCCGGATAATCTGGGCGACTTCTAAGCTGGTCAAGCATGTTTAAGGAACCCATGCGCCTGTCTGACATAAGATCTTGAGGGCCAGACATAGCTGATATTAGGTTTTGCGTTCTTACTGGAGAGCCATAACCGGGATCTCTAAAAGGGATGTTAGTTGGAATTACTTGACCCATTCCTCCACCCCTAATTGGGCTAAGCCTATCTCTACCCATGCTGTAAAAAGGAGCGGAGTATTGGTTTCCCCCACCAAACCCGCCACTAAAGCCTCCATTATATTGGGGCGTTATCTGCTGATAAGGGCTGAATCCGCCATATTGTGGCATTCTTCTCTGATATGGGTTATTACCAAACATACAATTCTCCTGCTAGATTGCTTGAGCCAGCATTCTATTTTTTAATCTTTCAGCCCTTTGAGGGGTTTGTTTAGCCCAACGGCTATCCATCATTTCGACTGATGCTTTTTCCCAGTCACCTTCTTCAATCGCCTTACCCATCTGCTTAAAGTTGCTAAGACCTCTTTGTCCTAGCTGAAAACACATATTTACCAAGATATGCTGCACCTCTTGAGGCAGATCATTCCAGTTATTGTAAATCTTCATACAGCCGCTTATTGCTATTTGTACGTCTTCTTGGAACAAAATGTAGCAGCGGTCTTCTGTAATGTACTGATCGTCAGGGACTTCCTCCCAATTTATGCCGAAAATATCTAATTCTTTCTCTGGATCAGTGTCTAATATTTTGTGACCAATTCCGATAGTTGCATGTAACTCACTGCAAAGGTAGGCGTGAAGGACTTTGCCTTCATCGGACGAAATCTCTTCATACAGATCTTTAACGTCTACCGTCATCTAGATAACTTCCCAACTAAATAGCCAAAAACAAAACCAATAACTAATATTATTTCCATTATTTGTCATTTCCGTTGTTTTTAGAGTTAGTGTAAGCCTGACTACCAAACCAAACAGAGATAAGACCGCCTACGCTAACAAAGTAAATTGAACTCATATCCCCTAGAACTTCAGCAGACTTGTCTAATCCTAACAAGTCACTAATAACAACAAGCGAAGGGTAGAGCAGCATTCCAAGTAGGGCCAGCCAGCACATATTTTTTTGGGCATCAGCCTTCTCATGCAAGACTTCTAGCTGCTGGAGCTTTTCTGAGGAAGCTATTTCTGCATCACTGACCACTCCATCGCCATCTGCATCGTATTTGGCGTACTCAGAGTTAGGTTCTAGGTTCTTTGGACTCACGACTAATAGACCTCTGGAGACTTATCCATCTTAATATAGTTCACTACAAAATGGTCTTTAATGTAGCTTGTGGGCTTGCCAAGCTCTAAAAGCTTATTATGCCTTCTCATCAGGGGTGGAACCATTGGAACTATGTCTTTTCCATGCCTGTACTGAGTAACTTGAACTGAGTCTAATATCTTTAATCGCCCACATCTGGGTGCGCCAAAGGTCACTATTTCTGTAGGCGGTATCTCGTCTCTTGTCATTAACGCGCCAAGAATAAGGGCTACTGCGCCACCTAAACTGTGACCTGTAAGGATAATCTTCTCATGGTCAATATCTTCTTCTAAGCACACGCTGGTCACTTTATTGACTAATCTTCTGCTGGCTTTAAGGAATCCCGCCGGACACCAACCTAGCTCCCTAGTCCAAAGAGGCAATATACGCATATCTCGCAAAGCATCTCTAGGCTCGTCAGTTCCTCTAAAAGCAAATACATTGCCCTTTACAAGAACCTCAATATTGGCTTCTTCAAAGCTGCATTCTTGATAGCTTTCGCCGCATATTCTACTTAGCTCTTGATGGCTAGGCATTAGTCGATAGCTCTTTCTTCGGGAGGTCTACTACAATCTACATGGTCAGAGCTTCGCTTAATCTTAAACTCTCCATTCAGAAAAGGAATAGTGCTGGGAACCTCAAAACTGTACTCTCGCTCACCACACACGCTCAACGAAGAGCATCCTGTAAGAGTTAAAAAGCTAACTAAAAATAGGTATTTCATACGGCTCCTTATTTAAATAAATCTGTATCTTTGCTAACCATTTTGGGAATGCAATATGCCGTTATGTTCTCTTGCCATATATAAGACTGCTTGTTTGGCCCTAGCTCACCACGCTCTATAGCTCTGGCAAACTGATTGCATCTATACACATCCTCAAACAACATATCGTCTGTAGTAACTACAGCCCCGTCAACAATAACAACCAGCAAAAATACCATCAACATTAGCCGCCCTGCCGATACATCCATATTCCTGCTACTAAAAAAATCATAAAGAAGACCCACGCAAACACTGCCGTTCCTACTAATTTCATCGTCTTTTTAAACTCAGCCCTTCGCTTTTTTAAGATCCGAAGTTCTTTCTCATGTGCGTAGCGGCTTTCCTCCATTCTAGCTTTGATGCTTTTATACAAGTCATACTGCCCTTGCATCATGCAGATGTCTTTTAATTGTTGATCAAAGTTAGCTAACTGTCTTTTAGCACTCTCCATTTTGAGCGCGTCTTTGTAGCTCATTGCGCCAGCTTTAGCTTTTTCTACATCATTGTACTTTTCGTCAGCTTCTGCCCAGCTTCCTAGTATTGTATCTAAATTACCCTTCCCTTCTTTAACCGTAGCTATACCATCGTTAAGTGCCTTTAAAGCACTAAGTACAGCAACAACTTCCCCGATCATTAGAGATCTTTAGAAAGAAATACAGCACCAAGCATAAAAGGGTACATTGCCCAAATAAGAGCTTCTAGCCTAATCATTCTCCCTGAGCCACGCTCTAGGCGTTCTTCAATAGATTTAAACCTCAAAGCGCATTCAGCTTCATGTCGATCAAGATCACTCATCAGTCAGACTCAGGCCAGTTCTGAGCTTGCATAACTACTTGCAAAGCATCTACGTTTGCTGCACCAGCTATTGCAGTTTCTAGTCTTGCACATTCTGTTATGACTGCTGCACGATAAGTGACAGTTACATCTGGTATAGCTACATCTCTCTCTGCTTTGCGAATGACCATCCAATCAGTCGGAGCTAATGCGCTGTTAGCTTGAGACTTAATTTGAGCTTTCATGGTGTACTTTAGACCACGGGTGATTAGCTTCTCGCTAGTGTTAACCATTGCTCCGTCATCGCCTTCATCTGCATCCCAAACTTGCACATACAACTGATTGCCGTCATCGTCTTTAGCGTCAACGTCTTCAATAGCC